TCCCATGGTTTCAAGGTCGAGCATTAGATGGTCACACGTCCTGCTGGTGGATGTGATAACGTGATGACTGTTCACCGTAATTAAGGGATCTGCCGTCTCGCCAGTTTTACTATCGCTGGCGTGGTCCTGAGCGCTGCCAGCATTCTCCTTGTGTGGATGTTCAGCGCCTTCCATTTTCTCCGAATCGTCTTTCTGAACTTCAACCTGGTTCTTGTCATCGAATGTTTCCTGGTATGTTGCGTCGCCCATCACCGCACCACAATCAGGGCAGTTGCCGCCACCGCTTTGACCGCAGGCGGTGCAGATCTTTTCCGGTTCCTGTTGCACTACTGGTTCAGGTTGTTTCGTTTCTGGCTCGTTTTGTTGCGTATTTGGGCTGTTTTGTTCCGCTTTCTGGTCGTTCCGTTCCGATTCATGCTGGTTCTGGTTCACAGAATCGCGAGTCTGGATCCCCTTGACCCATTTCGGATCATTAGGGTCGCTAATCCCCTCAACAAATTCACCACGCGATACAGCAAGTAACTTATCGGCGTCAGGCTGGCTGATATTGGCTGCCTGCATAATTTTGTTTACTTCGTCAGCGGTGACTTTTACTTGGTTAGCGGAACTCACCTGCGACTGAGCATCCAGCGACTGCGCGTTCTGGCAATGTTCAGTTGTATCCGGTTCCATTGTTTCAGTTGTTGCCTGTTCACCTGCCATTGCGTCAGATGGTTGTGGTTTTTCTTCTTCTGTTTCACTCTCAATAACCACCTCGCGGTTAATTTCTTCCAGGATATCTTTTTCCGGCGTATGCCGGGCAGCTGTGAGAGTTTCCTTGCTGGGGTTCTCGTGATCAGTTTCCGTCAAATAGGCGTTGATATACCCCTGAAGGCGTCCCGGGTAGTGATAAAATTCAGGGTGTGCGCTTCGGATAAGTGCAAAAATAGCGGCGCGGGAATAGTCCAGAATACCAGGGGTTGCACGAAGTGCTGCGGACCATTCTTTGAATGGACTTTCTTTTTTCAGGACTACTTCTTTTGCGCGACGATAAACGCTGCCCGGAATTTCATAAATATTAAAATCCATCGGAAGTGTGGCTGCTGCAATCTCCACATCCAGTGTGTCGAGGGTGTGTACTAAATTCGGATTGCGATCGGTTTTGTTCCCACCGCCAGCATTAGCACCGGAAGCCGTGCGGGTGATGCGTGAAACACGATTTCCTTTCATCCACTCTTTTGTCAGCAGACCCCGATCAGTGTAGTCAGCGTCCAGGTATGCTTCGAAAAAAGCAGTTATTAGTCCCAGGTCTGAATTACCAGGATTAGGGAAAACTTTGTCAGTGTCACGAACCAGTTTGTGGAGGTCGCGAATCTCCAGCGAGTCGAGCAGACTGGTTTTATGCGAAATAGCCAGGGCAGTAACAGCCGGTAGTTCTTCAGCCCGTGCAATGTGTAATGCCTGGAGTTCGTCGCGTGAAACGTGCGTTACTGGTTTTTCGCTGCCGTGTTGAGCAAGCCAACGAATGGGCAGTTCCTGACCGGAGACAGGCAGAAGCATGCTCTCCTCAATCTCAGTCATGTCTTCGCCGTTGATGTTGGTATTGTCAGTGCTGGCTGGTTTGTCCTGAACAGAGGGGGAAGGGCCGATAAATGTCATTGTGATGCCATCTTTCCCGCCTTTTTCATAGCGGTTGCAGAATTCAGTATCAAACACGCCTTCTGGCGGAAGGTCGTCAACAACGGGCAAATTTACGCGGACGGGTTTTTTAAAGTCGTCTTCATCATAATCGTTGTCATCCATTGCGGTAATGCAGCGGGAGATTGCAACAGATAATTTTTTTGCTGTAGTCCAGTAAAAACCACCTTTAATTCCCAGGCGTTTTCTTACTTTGTCATTTTTTGCTTCGCAATATAGTGCAAATTCTTCTTTATCAGTGCTCATTATTGATAAACCTCATCACAGATTTAAGGGTGAACAAATCTCTGCCATTGCTGACATATAAGAATGAAACTGGATATTTATTACGGTGCTGTTTTAAAATCCTGCCGGGATTTCGTTATTATCCTGGTGAATAACTTTATCGACCGGATAACAGTTGCCTGTAATTTTCTGTTCTGTTGCTGCTGCCATACATTCCTGCATTGTTCTGTGAACACTGACTGCAATATCAACTGGCTCTCCGGAAACAAGAAAAACCGTCAGAATAAGTGCAAATACTGGATTCATTGTGCACATCCTTTTGGCATCAGACGTAAACGGGCCAGCATTGAAACAATGCATACTTTATTTAATAACTCCCGTTCGAGTTTTCTTTTGTTAATGGCCTCTTCAGTAAATACAGGATTACTGATAGTGACACCAATTTCAAAACAACCTTCAGACGTATTAACGTTTGGTAATAACGTTTTCATTATCGCGCCCTCAACAATGAGTTTTGTGATGCGGTGCCTGGTGCCTCCAGGTGACGTTAACCAGTTAACAATTAACGCCGGATACAGAGAATCCACCCATAACACTGTTTTTGGTTTTAACTGTTCCGCGTGCGCTCAGCCGCATTCACCACATCACAAAATTCACTTTAAAAAGGGCGGCAGAGCAGTCACGGAGTAAAACTGATACCGCCAAACGTCACCAGAAAATTGATAACAGATGGCGTTGCAGCGGGGTTGTCACTTAAGCGTATGGTCAACCTGACAACCCGGTGTCCTCAACGGGGAAGAAATAACCCCGCCATACTTACCGCCGCACCATTTCGCGGGTTGCCACAACCGGAAGCGCACGGTCGACGAAAATTTAACGAAAGGCTATCTATGAACCAGCTACCTCGCCGTGCGCTTTCGCGTTATGGCTGACTTTTCAGGGAAATATCCTTTCAGTAAACTGTCAGTGCCGGATGCTCACCCGTGTCCGGCGCACGTACTCCACCTCACCCGTGGAGAACTCCTTAATCACCAACCCTCAGGAGGGTGAAATGTCGACTGAAAATGATGAAATCATTAACTCCCTGATACGCCAGATTAATAATTTTGATAAAGCATTGCAGCATGCTGCGGCGCGTAGTGATATAACTCTTTTAGCAATTTCATTTCTTGCATCTGTTATGGATAAAAATGAAGTCGTACGACAGAGTCCTGTTGATTATATCGACTCGCTTCAACCCGGCACTTTCAATCATGAGAGCTTCAATCATGAGAAAGAGCATGTTAAGTCTGTAATTAATTCTCTTATTTTGAATCAAAAGAATTAATGCTTTTTGTTGCAAAGTAATTTTCAAGTGGTTCTATTCGAATCCCTTTCTTTTTCATTAACAAGCCAAACCCCTTATCAATGATGTCCATTAGATCCAGGAAGTATTTTTCATGTAAATCCTGGTTATCAGAGAGCTGCTTCTCTTCGTACAGACCGATAAAGGCACGACGCACGTTACCGGATATAGTATCGATGGTTTCTTTTTCTACGGTACTCAGGTCAAGAGTCGCCAGTTGGGAACGAACTATATTCGCTGCCATTTCCTGGAATTGCATTGGTAAATCTTTAAATTCCATTATTAGCCTCGTTGGTTAGCTATTAACGCGGGTATGTAATCATTCTGGCAATGCTTAATGCCGCTGCTTTTTCCAGCCTGGTGATATCCTGCTCCAGAGCGGACAGATTTTCAGCCTGCTTAGCCCTGGCTTCATTGGCCCATTTCAGATCCTGAGCTGCATTAATTTTCTGGCGCATCCACTCATAAAGTTCATCATCGGTATAGTCTGGCGCGATGATGACGGGTTCTCGTTTCTGCATAGTGATTCCTCGCAATGCTGTTTCCCCTTAACGCCGGGGTGGCGGAACAAAGACCTGCTGCATAGTTAAAGTTGAACCCTGCCGTCATGTTCATACGCCTCGGGCTGGCTACTTAACCCCTGACCACTGCCGGGTAACTCGAAGTATTGCCCTGCATTCTGTGGGGCGGGGTGGGTTGGTATTTGTAGTTTAATAAACATTAAACTCAAGTCAAGTAAAAACTAAACCACAACACGAAACAAACACAACGCTTTTGATAAAGTCGTTGCGGTTGTTATGTTTCTATTGGTAGTGAAAGTTAGGGAAACTGGCGTCTTGCGTGGATCACGTTTACTACTTCAACGCTTGATGTTGTTACGCGGTATAGAATTATATAGTTAGGGTGGGCCACAATCTCACGCAAGCCAGGCACCCTGTCGCTTGGTGGGTATAAATACGGGTGTTCGGATAACGGCAGCACACAACCCCTTAATCGCTGCCATAAGCGTTCTGCCGCATCTATGTCGAAACGAGCAATATAACCAGTTATATCATCCAAGTCGGTATCTGCGCTTTCAAGCCATAATACGGGTAACATTTTACTGCTTGCTCCGTTCCTTGCGCATTTTAGCAAAGCGTTCTGCCATTCTGCGCTCAACTTCGTCATGAGGAATTGCTGGGCGCGGATCTGCAAGGCTCGTTGCTACTTTCGCACGCAGCCATTCGTTGTAACTGTTTTCTTGTTCAATGGTTTCAAACTCAGAAACCATTGGTGAAAGGGCTCTATTCATGTTTCCTCCGGTTTTATAACTCAGGCGCGGCGGCATTTTTGCGCCGCAATCCATCTCGCTATGAGGTCTTCCATTGATTCTTTTTTCTGCTTTAACTCGCTGATTATCTGGCGTTGCTCATCCTCAGGGAAGGCTGAAAAAATCTGCAATAATTCCAGTTGATTAGACGTTAACCCTGCATGTGGTGGAGAAACCTCCGGTTGTTCTGCGTATTCCGCATCCAGATACCCTTCCGGCATCCCGTATGTTTGCTCTATTCTTCTGGCAGCCTTTTCTCCAAACGAGGCTCTCCCACTCATTAGTTGAGATAGGTAGCTCTTCTCTTTGGGTGGCAGAGTTTTATCTTTAAACCACTCCTTGAGACGTAAACGGCGAATTTCTTTTTTTTGCATGTGGTAATTATCTTTAGTAATCACTAAACAAGCAAATACTTGACTTAATGGTTTATTAAACACTAAACTCGCAAAAAAACACTAAACCGAGGAAGGTATGACATTAAAAGAGTTTATTAAATCATTGAGAGTTGGTGATGCTAAGAAATTCGCGGCCAGACTTGGTGTATCGCCATCTTACTTATCGCAAATGGCGTCTGGACGAGCAGCTATATCTCCAACCCGCGCCCTTATGATCGAATCTGCGACGGAAGGCCAGGTAAGTAGGGCGGAGCTACGACCCCATGATTGGGAGCTTATTTGGCCTGAGTATGCGAGCGGCATTCGTTTGGGGCAAACACATGTAGTTCATGCTGAAGGTGATTGTAGTGCATGCTTATCTGATGGAGTTGATTCATGAAAATCAAGCATGAACACATCCGCATGGCGATGAATGCCTGGGCACATCCGGACGGCGAGAAAGTACCGGCTGCAGAGATTACCAAAGCGTATTTCGAACTGGGAATTACGTTCCCGGAACTGTATGACGACAGCCATCCGGAAGCCCTGGCACGCAATACTCAGAAAATTTTCCGCTGGGTGGAGAAAGACACCCCTGATGCGGTTAAAAAAATTCAGGCGTTGTTACCAGCTATCGAAAAAGCAATGCCACCTCTGCTGGTGGCCCGAATGCGCAGCCATAGCTCAGCCTATTTTCGGGAACTAGTGGAGACGCGGGAACGACTGGTGAGAGACGCTGATGATTTTGTCGCAGTGGCGATCGCTGGTTTCAACCAGATGAATCGTGGTGGCCCTGCAGGAAATATTGTGGCTGTGCATTGACTCGCAATATTCATACCGGATCACTTCCGGCAATTTGTGAGTAAAAAGATTCGGTATCAAAAGAGGTGAGTATGGCTAACGCCTGGCTCAGATTATGGCATGACATGCCAAATGATCCTAAGTGGCGAACAATTTCCAGGGTGTCAGGACAGCCAATCGCAACAGTGATGGCTGTGTATATCCACCTTCTGGTGAGCGCGTCACGAAATGTCACGACATGTCACGGCGTGTCACTACGTGGTCACATTGATGTCACGACGGAAGATTTAGCAAGTGCGCTTGATGTGACGGAAGAAGTAATTGATTCAATTTTACAGGCAATGCAGGGGCGGGTACTTGATGGAGATTTAATCACTGGATGGGAAAAACGCCAGGTACTGAAAGAGGACAATGGCAACGTTTCACAAACCGCGAAATCCCCGGCAGAGCGCAAGAGAGCGCAGCGCGAGAGGGAAAAATTACGAAAACAGAATGAGGGGTGTCACGACGAGTCACGCATATGTCACGACATGTCACGACGAGTCACGACAGATAAAGATACAGATAAAGAATTAAACCCCACACATAACGCGCACGTGCGCGAGAGTGCTCCGACCAGTGAGTCGAGTGGTACGCCGTTGCAGGCAGCAGAACCTGCATCCCTGGATGGCCTGAGCGAACCCATCGGGAAATTTCCGATGGCCGATGGCTGGCATCCGTCGCCGGATTTTCGACGGCGGGCTGCACTGTGGGGAGTTGCTTTGCCGGAGCCGGAATTTACACCTGCTGAACTTGCCGCCTTCCGGGACTACTGGGCAGCGGAGGGGAAAGTTTTCACGCAGGTTCAGTGGGAGCAGAAATTCGCCCGTCACGTAAATCACGTCAGGGCGCAGGTTAAACCAGTCAGCAAGGGGGTGAACCATGCAGCAGCACCAGGTGGTACCGCATCACGGGCAGTTCAGGAAATTCGGGCAGCACGTGAACAGTGGGAACGTGAAAACGGATTTATCAGCGACGGAAACGGCGTGGAAGCTGTGGGAACTCATGGGGGAGGTTTATTCGAACCGCTGGACCCAGAAGAACGGGGCCGCACCTTCGAAGCTCTGGATTGCACAGATTGGTGCGATGACTGAGCAGCAAATCCGGCAGGTCTGCCGCCAGTGCATGGACCGCTGCCGGGCGGGTGAAACATGGCCTCCGGACCTGGCTGAGTTTGTGGCGCTGATTTCGGAAAGCGGGGCCAATCCATTCAGTCTGACGGTGGATGCCGTGATGGAGGAGTACCGCCGCTGGCGCAACGAGTCCTGGCGATACGACGGGAGCGATAAATATCCGTGGTCTCAGCCTGTGCTGTATCACATTTGTCTCGAGATGCGTTCAAAGGGGATTGAGCGCCAGATGACCGAAGGGGAGTTAAAACGGCTTGCAGAACGGCAGCTGACGAAATGGGCAAAGCATGTTGGTAATGGCTTCAGCGTTCCGCCCGTACGGCGGCAACTGGCAGCACCAGAACGCCCGTCGGGGCCAACACCAATTGAGTTGCTGAAACAGGAATATGAGCGCCGGAAAGCGGCTGGTTTTGTATGAATTGTGAAGGTGATTTTTCAGGAGGGCTTGTGGCAAAAGCATATACACCCGAACAGCGGGAAGCGCTGAAGGCACGAATTATCGGGTTGGTACGCAAAAATGAACGCATGACGATGTCGCAGCTGGAGAGGGCGACTGGGGCAGGCTGGCATTCGGTCCGACGCTGCCTTGTGGATGTGCTGGCTTGTGGCGATTTATACATGTCCGGTAAATACGGTGTTTTTGCGTCAGAGCAGACGTATCGCGAATGGCGTAAGACACCGGAGAAAACAACTGACCAGACGTTGATTCGAAGGTTACCAGACGGAGAGATACGCCGCTATGACAGGCATCAGAACATCATTTGCCGTGAGTGCCGGCAGAGTGAGGTTATGCAGCGTGTGCTGGCGTTCTATCAGGGTAATTTTCAGGAGGTGATGGAGTGAGGGTGAGGGTTTATATCGCCGGTCCGATGACCGGGTATAAAAATTTCAACCGTGAGGCGTTCCACAATGCGGAAGAGGAACTGAAACGGGAAGGGCATACAGTCTTAAACCCGGCAGTACTTCCGGACGGGCTGACACAGCCACACTACATGGATATTTGCATGGCAATGATTCGTTGTGTGGATGCGATTTACATGCTGAAAGGCTGGCAGCGGTCAGCAGGCGCTAAGGCGGAACTGGCACTGGCGGAGAAGCTGGGGCATGCAGTTATTTTCCAGGAGGCAACCAGTGAGTAACCAATGGCGACCAGATATTTGCCCAATAACCGGACGTGCATTTTTCATGTGGATTGAGCATCCGACATTGGGAAATGTGCCGACGTATGGTGGCCCATTAGATAGCTACACCATCCCAACAAAGGACAGCGACGGTGAGTTTTCATGTGAGCGTTACGATCATGATTTCGGTGGCTGGGTAGAAAGCGAATGTCTTGGGTTATATCTGATTGATGATAAAGAACAATGCAGAGTCTACGAACTCGAGGAGCGCGTTAAAGAGCTGGAAGCGCGGGAAATAAAACCGGCCAAGGGCGAAGTTCTTGTCGTTGTATCTGGTTTTACTGGTTGCGGAAAAAGCGCCATTGCCGGGGAAATAGAAATTGCGATGAAGGCTATTGGTGTACCGGTTCAGTGGACTAATGGCGATGCAGAAAAGCGCATGACAGGAGCTGACTGGCTGGCAGCGATTGAGATGTACAAACCAACTGTGCGCATCGTGGAAGCTAATGTGCCACGCGCCGCTGGCATTCGCATCAAAGGAGAGGAGCATGGAAATCAAACCAGAAGATGAGTTAAGTAATATTGTTTTATTTCCGGTAAAAGAGGATGACCCACGTAATCAGGTTAATTTTCTTTATGAGCCATCGGAAAGACCATATTGTCATCACGCTTCTGTCCGGGTTGACGAAAAAGAGCGTCAGGTCCGCTGTAAAATCTGCGGTGCAGTTGTGGAGCCGTTTGACTGGATGCTCTCTGTGGCGAAAAGAGAAACCAGACTGGCAGATGATGTAAGGCTATTGCGCCAGGAGGAACAGGAAAGACGGAAAAATATAGAAAAGTTAATTCAGATTGAGCGTAACGCGAAAGCGCGGATACGCAGGGCGACGAAATCCAGAACTGAATAAATAAATTTAGCACTGTAAATAAAATCAAATCATTAACTGGAGGTATATCTATGTTAAATACACAGAAAACCATTAATGCGGAAAAATATAACGAGTGGGTGAGGAAATTTTCTGAGCAGATTTTTAAAATTACTGGCGACGAGAATGCGGCAAAAAATGAATTAGAGCCGTGGACACCTGAAGGAGTCGAACCAAATTATTGCTGGTGGGATGTTGATCCAGTTGATGCTGCAAATGAAGCTATGAGTTATCACAACGATTAATGTCAGGAGGCCGCCCGAAAGGGCGGTAAGAAATGACTACATTATTCAGAAAAGAATATCCGCGAAAAAGTAGAGCGACAGAATTTTTGTTTCTCATTCTGTTTATCGTGTTGATGATACCGATATCCCCGCTAATTTTTGTCTGGATAATCGTGAAAATAATTGAACCTATTATTGAGTTATATACCGATGTGATATGGGGACCATTCAACACACTACACAATAAAATTAATCCGTATAAGGAAAGCTGATATGTCACTGACGAAAAAACAACGTGCAGAACTGCGCATGAAGTTCGGTGGTCGCTGCGCTTATTGCGGCTGCGAACTTGGCGAAAAGTGGCATGCAGACCATGTAAAACCGGTCATCCGTTTTGATGGAAATATGCTTCACCAGGAACGTGACGATATATCCAACATGGTTCCGGCATGCCACCCATGCAATCTGCACAAGCATTGCAGTAGCCTGGAAGATTATCGGCGAATTATCAGTGATGGTCGTCGTGAATTCCTTGCGTCCGGGAAAGGCAAGGCGCTGGTTCGTATGGGATTGGTTGAAATGAAATCTGACCCAGTTGTGTTCTGGTTTGAAAAATATCAAGAAGGGGCTACGGCATGACGACTTTTACCAGAGAGCAGTTAATAGCTCACGCAGAGGAGACTATTGAAGCACAGAGATTGTGCATACCGGGCACAATCGACAATGACATCATCCGCACATATAAGATGGATATTGCTGTTCTGGAAATCGCACTGGTATCGCTGGCAGCAGAGCCAGCCGGTAAATTGCATGAATACAAACCAGTGGGGTATCAGCGTCTGGTCGACGAGTTAACTATGCAGGTAAAGCAGTTAGCCTGGCAACTGAGGAAAGCGAAGCCAGACTGCAAATTACCGGATAAGGCGATGAGTTATCTGGAGCGGAACGGATTGATAAGCGTGGAGGATGTTTTACGATGACCTGGCCTGAAGCATTCACAACGGTAGGAATCGCACTGGCGGTGGCGCTGGTGGTGTATTCGATTTGCCGCTGGGGATAAATCGCCGAAAAAAGATCCCGACACAAACATGAGCCGGGATCTTTGATTTATATAGCCTACGAATCCGCCAGTAAGAGAGGGGGCGGACGGTTTATTCTAACACCGGAATGATGTGGGTAAAAGTTTATAAGAAATCGGTTTCATAACTTTGCCCACCATGATAGATACCGACAATAAAGACTTTTCTGCTATCAACGGCAAAAGCAATAATCGTTCTGTGGCGGAAATGAGTTACCCGCATCCCCTGGCGAATATCATCGCGTTTATTGCCCCGATGCGGGAATGTAGAAAACCCATCAAGATAATCAAGAAGCGCATTGGCATAATTGTCAGCAATGACGTTCCCTGCTTTCTCCGTTATATACCTGTGCAGGTTGATTATTTGTTGTTCGGCCTCAGGAGTAATGATGACTTCATATGTCATGCAGATTACTTCCCGGATCGAATCGCGGCGCGAACCTGTGAAATGGAGCGTCCGTTGTTTGGGTTTTCGCGGATAGAATCAAGAGAGGGGGCGGCTGAATGCGTTAACCACGCTTCGATTGCTTTATCGCGCTCATTCAGTGCGCGAAGCCCTTCACGAATGACCTCGCTTTCTGAAGCATAGGCACCGGAAGCCACACGGGCGCGCACCATGTCAGCCATTTCGTTAGTTAATGTAATGCTGAATTGTTGGGTTGTACGCATGGTAAACCTCACGGAGTAGGATAGAACACCATTTGATGATAGCACGTTGCCTGTTGACGACAACAGAAATCAGAGACAATATTGCCGCACGCCAGCTTGAACAACTGGCACCTGCTGCGCCAGCAGAGAAAACCGATGGCGCACAATACCAAACATCACAATTCTGATACCGCCCCTGCCAGCAGGCAAGGGCGGCGTTCTCACACATTCAAATATGACTGGTATCAGCATGCCCCCTGCACTGAAGAACAGGCCGAATGGCTGATACAGAACTACCGCAGACGTGGGTATGAGTTTAGGAAAGCCCTCAGCCTCGATTATCGTCACTGGATAATCTACGTCAGACTCCCTTATTCCGAACGCCCACCGCGTCCGTCCCGCACATTCCAGCAACGCATCTGGAGGTAACGTGCGGGTATTACTTCGACCTGTTCTGGTACCGGAACTCGGGCTGGTGGTCCTTAAGCCAGGTCGTGAATCCATGCAGGTATTTCACAATCCTCGAGTGCTGGTGGAGCCGGAATCGAAAAGCATGTGCGGCCTGCCATCCGGAGTCGTCCCTGCCGTTCGCCAGCCGCTGGCGGAGGATAAATCATTACTGCCATTTTTCAGCGATGAGCGGGTGATTCGTGCTGCTGGCGGCGCTGGGGCACTGTCTGACTGGCTGTTGCGTCATGTCAAATCCTGCCAGTGGCCTCATGGTGACTATCATCACAGTGAAATCGTCATACATCGTTACGGTACCGGCGCGATGGTGTTGTGCTGGCACTGCGACAACCAGCTGCGTGACCAGACATCCGAATCACTCGGGCAACTTGCTCATCAAAATCTGTCAGCATGGATGATTGACGTCATACGCCATGCAATGAATGGCACGCAGGAGAGGGAGTTATCGCTGGCTGAATTATCCTGGTGGGCGGTCTGCAATCAAGTGGCGGACGCGCTTCCGGAGGCAGTATTACGTCGTTCTCTGGGGTTACGTGCGGAAAAAATCCGCTCAGTATACCGCGAAAGCGACATCGTACCGGGAGAGCAGACCGCCACCAGCATACTGAAGCAGCGCACAAAAAATATTGCGCCACCACCTCATGCCCACCAGCAACAGAACCCACCACAGGAAAAGACGGTGGTAAACGTTGCCGTTGATCCTGAGTCTCCTGAATCTTTCATGAAGCGGCCTAAACGTCGCCGCTGGGTAAATGAGAAATACACGCGCTGGGTAAAGACACAGCCGTGTGCGTGTTGCGGTAAGCCAGCCGACGATCCCCATCACCTGATTGGTCATGGTCAGGGCGGAATGGGAACAAAATCCCACGATATTTTCACGCTACCGCTGTGTCGGGAGCATCACAATGAACTTCATGCTGATCCGCTGGCATTTGAAGAAAAGCATGGTTCCCAGATTGATTTAATTTTTCGTTTTCTTGATCACGCCTTTGCAACCGGCGTGCTCGGGTAAAAGAGGTTACTGATGCGTATAGAGTTTGTTTTGCCTTACCCGCCGACGGTGAACACCTACTGGCGACGTCGTGGCAGCACATATTTTGTATCAAAAGCCGGTGAGTGTTATCGCCGTGATGTGGCGCTCATTGTTCGCCAGCAGCGGCTGAAATTAAATCTGTCCGGAAGGCTGGCAATAAAAATTACTGCAGAGCCACCGGATAAACGCCGTCGTGACCTGGACAATATTCTGAAAGCACCACTGGATGCGCTGACGCATGCGGGACTGCTTATCGACGACGAGCAGTTTGATGAAATTAATATTGTGCGCGGTCAGCTCGTTCCTGGTGGTCGGCTGGGCGTGAAGATTTACGAAATTACAGGTGATAACGATGGCGCGTGATATTCAGCAGGTTATGGAGCGGTGGGGAGCATGGGCTGCAAACAATCACGAAGATGTGTCATGGGCGTCAATAGCTGCTGGTTTTAAAGGATTAATCCCGCCGAAAGTGAAATCACGCCCTCAGTGTTCTGATGATGATGCAATGATAATTTGTGGCTGTATGGCCCGGTTGAACAAGAAAAATCAGGATTTGCACGATTTGTTGGTGGATTATTACGTAGGTGGAATGACTTTTATGGGGCTGGCACGAAAGCATGGGTGTTCGGATACCTGTATTGGCAAGCGCCTGCAGAAAGCGGAAGGGGTTATTGATGGCATGTTGATGATGCTTGATATCCGACTGGAGATGGACAGATACGTAGAACGAATCATGTAGGAGCTTGACCAGACACATTGTCCGGGGCTATATTCCTCACGCGCCAGCAAAATCTGGCGTCGGGATTAGGAACCCCGGATAGAGACCGCGACAGATACACGCCGCGAGCGTGTTTTTTATTGTCGTATGCACGCGCACATCTGAATTATGGTGGGGCGTATGGGGGAGCTGAAAGGCTCGCCGGTTGGTTTCCCGGTAGTTCCTAACCCTGTACGTCTCACCACCCGATGATTAGGAACCTGACGGTGGTGATAGTTTAGAAACCACTAGAGGGCGTCATTATGACAACTCAAATCTCTGTTGAAACTCTCTCCCCGATCACCCATAACCAGATTCCTGTAATTACCACTGAACTTTTGGCGCAGCTTTATGGCACCGAAATTCTGAATATCCAGGTTAACTTCACCAGAAACAAAGAGCGTTTTGTCGCAGGGAAGCACTTTTTTAAAGCAGCGGGTGAGGAATTAAAAAAATTGCGACTTACTTTAAGTAAGTCACAAAATCCCATCTCTCCCAAAACCCGCTCCCTCATTCTCTGGACAGAACGAGGCGCAGCCCGTCACGCCAAAATGCTCGAGACCGATCAGGCGTGGGATGTGTTCGAAAAACTGGAAGACTGTTATTTCAGCCAGAAACAGCCACCAGCAGCACAAAACTCCCCCACCGAAAATGATGGATGCGCATTACTGATCCACTTCGATAAACACGGTCAGGTCGACTTCACGGAAAAAGTACCCGCCGATGCGATGGTATGCACTCTGGAACGGTTTAAATTTTATCTGGAACAACGCGGCTGGATCGTTGCCCGTAAAGAGCAGCTGGTGGAACGACTGATGCGGCTTTAAAAATTTTCCCCGAACGCTTTACGATCGTAAAAAGTTGAATATCCTGTTAAGAGTGGTTACTACGCCAAACAGCTTAAACCCGCCACTGAGCGGGTTTTTTTTATGCCTGAAAAACGGTACAGGACGTTAAACGCGCTGGTGGTTGCGAATACTGGTCTTTCGGCTTGTATTTTTGTAAATCGATATATACTTATCTTGTGACCAGTAATGTCAGGGCAATTGATATGAATGAAGCTTGTTCTGTTGTTTTTGTTCATTCCCCGTTTGTTGTGCTCTTTGAAGGAAAAGAGCTCTCTCTGGAAAGTGGTAGTGCACTTCTTGTCAGGGGGGGAGCTGGATCGTTATTGCCCTTTTCGGAATGTTTTCGGCGAATAAGTCTCAGTGAATCGACAATTATCCGTTACCTGTTGTGTGGAGACGAAAAACAGGATGTAGTTTTAGTCCGGCAAATACCACGATATCTTTGCGTGAGTTTTCCCAAGGCAGAATTGATGGGCATCCTGATTGATTATCTTTGTGAGGAAAAGATTCATACGGACAATTTAGCGGAAATGCTTTCCTTTTCGTGTCTGGCGTTTTTCTCATCAGAGAAAATGTTTTCGTCGTTTCTGACCGCGTGTATTGGCAATATTAGTGACAGGCTTAGTGCATTGTTTCGTACGGACATTGCAGCAAACTGGACTCTGAGAGATGTGTCTTCGCGGTTATGTATCAGTGAAAGTTTGTTAAAAAAAAGACTGAAAGAAGAAGGCACCTGTTTCAGTGAGTTGTTGCTTACAGAGAGAATGAGAATGGCAGCAATGCTGTTGAATCAATCTCGTTGCGCCATCAACAGAATCGCTGCTCAGTGTGGCTATAATTTTACATCTTATTTTATCAGCGTATTCAGGAGTTATTTTGGTGTTACACCGGCAGGTTACAGGATGGCTGCATTCAATGAGATGAGTTTAAGTGTTACTCAAGAATAATTGAATTTTGCACTCATTGAAAACAGGCTCGCTGCGGCGGGCCTTTTTTATATCCGCGCCACGTCCGGCGCACATCACATCAGATAACACCACACAAAAGGTATCTGCGGGTGCCTTTGACGGGGTGTTGTTTTTTTACGGGCCGACAGTGGCCCTTTTTATTTACAGGAGAAAAAGTATGTCTGAACCCTTATCCGGTTCCGGCACGGCTGCGGCGCTCGGCGGGGCGACGGTATTCGGGCTGTTTACCGGAACGGATTTCGGGATTGTGTTTGGTGCATTCGCGGGGGCGTTGTTTGTGGCAACGATGCCACAGACGCTTTCAGCCTGGCGTGTGGCGGCGCATTTTCTGGTGTCGTTCATTATCGGCGTGCTGGGCGCAGAGGTTCTGGCATCCTGGCTGGTAAAGCATACAGGGTTTGACGGTGCACCTGTTGACGCATTGTGTGCAGTACTGGTGTCAGTGGTGTCGGTGAAGATTCTGTCATTCATCCACCAGCAGGATATTGCATCACTGGTGTCCGGCCTGTTCTCCCGTCTGCGTGGCGGAGGAGGCGGCAATGTTAAGTAACCTTCCCGGATTGCTGAATGTGGCGTTATGCACGGTTATCGTGCTGACGCTCTTTTTTTATCGTCGCCGTGACTCCAGACACAAACCGCTGCTGTCATGGCTGGCCTGGCTGCTGATGCTGCTTTATGGCTTTGCTCCACTCAGCTATCTGTGTGGTCGCCCGTTAGCAACGGGCTGGCTGGAAGTGTTTTTTAATCTGCTGTTCTGCGTGCTGGTGATACGCGCACGCGGGAACGTCATAAAAATCTTTCCATTGTTGAGGTGAATATGCCGGGTAAATTCAGATTCAGCCGTCGCAGTGAAAAAAATCTGGAGGGCGTCAAACCACAGCTGGTTGCTGTCGTTCGCCGTGCGCTGGAGCTGACGGAGGTTGATTTCGGTATTACGGAAGGCCTGCGCAGTAAGTATCGCCAGAAACAGCTGGTCGCGGAAGGGAAAAGCCAGACCATGAACAGCCGCCACCTGACCGGTGATGCGGTGGATGTTGTGGCCTACATTGGCAGCCAGGTGTCATGGGACTGGCCTCTGTACGAGAAAATCGCGCAGGCATTTAAGCAGGCTGCCGCAGAGCTGGGGACTGCCATCGAATGGGGCGGGGACTGGAAAACACTGAAAGACGGGCCTCACTTTCAGTTGAAACGCTGATAACCAGGTGTGTTATGAGCAGAAAACACTGGACACACAGAATGCCGCGAACGGCGGCGAAATGGGCATTGGTAGCGATACTGGTGCCTTTTTTTCTGGTGGGATGCGTCAGTCTGGATAAGGCGCGCCAGCTTTTCGATACAGCTTCTCAGGTCTGTGAAATTGTCGACGGTGTTCGGCAGTGTCTGCAGAACTGATCGCCTGTAAGAGCAGAATATTTTGCTGAAAAATGAAGGATGCGCCAGCGTCCTGAAAGCATGAAATTCTGCTGTGTGTGTCAATTTGTCTTATACATTCTGAATATTGCCGAATCAGGATGAACTTTGATCAGCAGCCCGGGCGGCAAGGGGCATTTTTATCCGGAGGGGATATGAAGAGATTACTGGTAACCGTAAAGCCCTTTAACGGAACGATTCCATTCAGGGTTTTGCAGCGCGGACGTGTTCTGGTTAAGGATATCTTCAGTGGTAAATGCACGGAGTGTTATTCCCGGACATATGAAGTGGATGCCACGGATGAAGAGGTAACTGTTGAGTGTGATAGCGGGATAGTCTCAGCTACATTGCTTCATGGATGAACTGGGTTGTTGCTGGAGGATGCAAATGAATTACCAGCTGGCAAAACTTTATCGTGGTAAACATTTCGTAGGGTATGGGATTGCAGTTAATGGTGAGTTACTGGAAGGACAGCTTTTCGCCAGGACAGAGTCACGCGGAGGCGAGCCACCAACAGTCACTGTGACTTTCAGACTGACAGCAGAGCATATCGAGAATCAGCCCGTCATTAAACTGAACAGGGGGTGAGGTATTTATGCCATCACGAATCCCCCGCGCATGTCGTAAGCGAGGCTGCGCAGGCACAACAACAGACAGTTCGGGCTACTGCGATAAACATCGGGGTGAAGGCTGGGTGCAGCACCAGCGCGGACTAAGCCGCCACCAGCGTGGCTATGGCTCAAAATGGACGGTGATTCGAGCCCGTATTCTGAAGCGCGATAAAGGTCTGTGTCAGTTGTGTCTGCGTGTCGGTGTGGTGCGCGAGGCGAAAACTGTGGACCACATCATTCCGAAAGCTCATGGTGGCACGGATGCAGACAGTAACCTGCAGAGTCTGTGCTGGCCCTGCCATAAAGCAAAAACTGCGCGCGAACGTATCAACTGATAATTGTTCTCACCTGTAGGGAGGGGCGGGTCAAATCCCTGCAGCCCTGGCTGTCCGGGACCGCCCGCCTCGTCAAATTTTTACACCCGCGAAATTAAAAATTTCAGGATTTGACATGTCAGGAAAATCTGTTGCGCCCGGAAGAGGGAGAAAGCCGAAGCCGACTACCCGTAAGGAGCTGGCAGGCAATCCCGGCAAGCGGGCATTAAATAAGTTTGAGCCAAAATTCACGCCGATCACCCATGCTGACCCTCCCGAGTGGTTTGATGAAACCGCTCGCCATATGTGGGATACCATTATTCGTGAGCTCTGTGCCCAGCGAGTTCTTTATGTTACTGATTTGCATAATGTCGTTGCATTCTGCACTGCTTTTCGTAACTGGCATGAGTCGCAGCAGGAGGTTATGCGCGTTGGGATTACGGTAGAGAGTGAGGCGGGGCCAAAGAAAAACCCGGCACTCACGGCGGCAAATGAGGCCGCCAGACAAATGGTGACATTCGGTAGTTTATTAGGACTCGATCCTGCCAGTCGGCAGCGGCTTATCACGCCGAAGCAGGGGAGCGATAATCCATTTAAAAACCTATGACACGAAAAAATTACGTGAACGTTAACGCCGCAAATCAGTATGCACGTGACGTGGTTCGCGGAAAAATTCAGGCTTGCCGTTATGTCGTTCTGGCCTGCCAGCGTCACCTTGATGACCTGGAAAATTCAGTTAAAAAAAACTATCCGTTTAAATTTGATAAGGATAAAGCTGAGCGGGTGGCGAAATTTATCCAGCTTTTGCCACACACCAAAGGGGAGTGGGCATTTAAACGGATGCCCATTACGCTTGAACCCTGGCAGTTGTTCTGTATCTGTGTTGTGTTTGGGTGGGTGAGAAAAAAGAGCGGTCTGCGTCGATTTCGCGAGGCTTACAACGAAATACCCCGTAAAAACGGGAAATCAGCAATGTCTGCTGGCGTTGGTCTGTATATGTTTGCCTGCGATGATGAATTTGGCGCTGAAGTGTATTCCGGGGCCACAACAGAGAAACAGGCGTGGGAAGTTTTTCGTCCAGCCAGACTGATGGCGCAACGCACGGAGCCATTGCGCGAAGCATTTGGTATTGAAGTACATGCTCAAAGCATGAGCCGTCCGGAGGACGGTGCCCGTTTTGAACCGTTGATTGGAGATCCCGGAGACGGCGCGTCGCCGAGTTGCGCTCTCATTGATGAATATCACGAGCATCAGACCGATGCGCTTTACCAGACGATGCAAACCGGGATGGGGGCGCGTCGTCAGCCGCTGATTTTTGGTATCACCACTGCGGGATATAACATTGAAGGACCATGCTACGACAAACGTCGTGAAGTAATCGAAATGCTTGAAGGGATTGTGCCCAATGATGAACTGTTCGGGATTATTTATACCATTGACGACGGGGATGACTGGACAGATCCGGCGATATTGCGTAAAGCGAACCCCAATATGGGGATTTCTGTCTACAGTGATTACCTGTTATCTCAACAGCGCGCGGCAATTAACAACCCACGAAAAGTGGGCGTGTTCAAAACGAAACATCTGAATATCTGGGTGGCAGCAAAAGACGCCTTCTTCAATCTTGTGAACTGGCAGAAATGTGAGGACAGGAGTCTGACGCTGGAGCGTTTTGAGGGGCATACCTGCATTCTGGCGTTTGACCTTGCGCGAAAGCTGGATTTGAACGCAATGGTACGACTTTTTACCCGAGAGATTGACGGTAAAACGCATTATTATTGTGTTGCACCCAAATTTTTTGTTCCCTACGACACAATCTACAGCGCTGATGTGACAGACAGTCGCACAGCAGAACGTTATCAGAAGTGGGTTGAAGGGGGATTTATTACCGTTACCGATGGTGCGGAAATTGATTACCGGGAGATCCTTGAGTCTGCGAAAGAAGCAAATCGCTTAAACGCTGTGGAGGAGTCACCTATAGATCCCCACGGAGCCACAAACCTTTCTCACCACCTTGCTGATGAAAACTTAAACCCTATTACCATCATTCAGAACTACACCAATATGTCGGATCCCATGAAGGAACTTGAGGCGGCTATCGAGGCCGGGCGTTTTCATCATGATGGTAATCCTGTGATGACATGGTGTATCAGCAACGTGATTGGAAAGCACATTCCCGGCGACGATGATGTTGTTCGTCCGATCAAACAAGGCAACGAAAACAAAATCGATGGTGCTGTGGCGCTGATTATGGCAATTGGTCGTTGCATGCTATTTGAGAAAGAAGGCACGCTGTCTGACCACATTGAGTCCTACGGGATCCGCTCGCTTTAACTGAGGTAATTATGATCATGCTGATTCTCGCGCCTCTGGTGGGCGTGCTGGGTGTGCTTTTGCTGGCGTATGGCGCCTGGCTGATTTATCCCCCGGCGGGTTTTGTTGTTGCCGGGGCGCTGTGCCTGTTCTGGTCGTGGCTGGTTGCACGATATCTTGACCGTACACGGCAGTCTGTCGGCGGAGGTAAATAGTGTTCTTTTTGGGGTTATTTCAACGAAAAAGTGACGCACCGGTGACCACGCCAGCAGAGCTGGCGGAGGCTATCGGGCTGTCATACGACACCTATACCGGAAAGCGGATCAGCAGCCAGCGGGCCATGCGGCTGACGGCGGTCTATTCCTGCGTCAGGGTGCTGGCTGAGTCTGTTGGTATGCTGCCCTGCAGTCTCTACAAAATCAGCGGCACCCTTAAAACACGGG